CCAAGCCAACGAAAACCGCCGCCAACGACGCGCGGATCTCGCAGAATAAGATCGATGCTGCGCGCGTGAAGCTCGGCCTCACCCAGGACCAGGCCGAGGCCACTGGCTGGTGGCGCTTCTACCCTGGTGGCTTCGCGCCGATCTTGATCCGAGACCCTGCCACCGGCGACCGCATCGTGGTGCCGGCACGGTTCCAGTGCCGCCTGCCTGGCTGGACGCGCGAGGAAGAGAAGAAGAAGCCGGGCAGCTACTGCGCGCGGAAGGACAACTTGCGCACCGTCTGGCGCAAGCTCTTTGGCCACAACCACGCCCTGATCGTAGCCAGCCGGTTCTATGAGGCCGTGGACGCACACGATCTGCAGCGCCGCGAACTGGTGCCAGGGGAGAAGGCGCAGTCCGTCGAGATCTCGTTCGAGCCCGATCCGCCCCAGGAGATGCTCTTGGCCTGCCTCTGGCGCTATGTCGAGAGTAGCCCTGCGGAGCCGGGCTTCTACACCTTCGCCCTGATCACCCGGGACCCGCCCCACGAAGTGGCCGCCGCCGGCCATGACCGGTGCGTGATCCCGATTCGGCCCGAGAACGTCGACGCGTGGCTACACCCCGACCCCGGTCACCTCGGTGACCAGCTCGCGATCCTCGACGAGCCGATTGACGTCTTCTTCCAGCATGAAATCGTCCCTAAGGCCAAAGAGGCTGCGTAAATGGCAACTGGAGTTCGCAACAAGGTGGAGGCGCGCTTTTATGCCGCTTGGCCGAATGCCCGGCCTGGCCTTCTAGTTGACCGAGTAAGTTTCCTCTTGGACGTCTTTGACCGCTACACGGCGGAGGGCCTGGGTGACCCGCACTTCGTAAGACAACTGTTGTCAACAAAGGCTGAAGTCTTTCGGCAGCGGTTGAGCGAACTGCTCATGGCTGACTGGCTATGGCGTAATGGGTTCACGCTGTCGATTCCAGCGAAAGGCCATGGACCCGATTTTCTAGTGCAGAAAGGGAAGCGTCGCGCGTGGTTAGAGTTGTGCTCACCAGAGCCCGTTGGAATTGATCCAATCGATCTGACACAACCGAAGCCCGGTGACTCCCCGGTTCGCAGTGAACCTTTCAACGAACGATTGCTTCGTTGGACTCAGGGTCTTCAGACGAAGCGCCTGCAGTTAGACGCCCATATTCAAGCGGGTATCGTGAAGCCGGAAGACGCACATGTCATCGCCATCGATGGCTACATGCTAAATCCCGTCTGGGCAGACATCACGGGAATTAGTGGTCGGCCTGTACCAGTTGAACTTGGGTTCGGTGCAGGGCCGCGCGCAATAAATTGGAGGCCAGATTCAGGCTTTGAGGCACACTTTCACACGACGTATCGAGATCACATCCAAAAGCCCAACAAAGCGATCGTAGGCACGCATGTCTTTGCTGACCCCAGGTTCAATCGCGTGAGTGCAATACTTGGAGTGGCCCTTCATGACAACGGTTTCGCAGGCCGTCGGTACGCTTCTGCTGTGGTCCACAACCCCAGTGCAAAGAATCGCATCCCGACCTGCTGGCTGCCGAGCGATGAGCACTGGACCGGCAAAGACCACGTGGACCATTGGCAACTGCGTCGGCACCACGCCCCGGGGCGTCGACGACAAGTCTAATTCCTGGCTGTGCCGACATCGGACACCAGCTACCCACTCGCGCAAACAAGAAAAAGAGGAGGGCCATCTGGCCCTCCTCTTTTGGTTCAGCTCACTTTCGACCGCGAGGCTTGCGAGACGTGGGCGCGTCCTTCACCCAGATCCGCCACGCCCTTTTTCCAGGCGGTGGCGGCTTGCGCTCGCCAGTTTTGGGGTCGGTAATCCACTTTGTGAAAATCCAGTGGCCTCCTTGGCCACGGGTGTCGGTATGCCGCCGACGCGGTCGTTTGCGTATTCCCATGTTAGGAAACATCCTGCAAATAAGTGCGTTTCCTAAGAGCGCTACAATTTCGACATCAAAAAAATGAACGACGTTTTTCTTGATAACCGTAAATAACGGTGATAAAAAACGCATGCACTTCGATGTGCCGCTTGCCACACAAGCGCTCCGACAGCTTCCGCACGATGGCTGTCATCTGGCTACGGGCGGTGGTGACACACCGCCCGTAGCCTCCTTGGCTTAACAATTCCAACCGGGTAGCTCTCAAGGGTTACCGGGCATTCGTTGCTTGCCTGGGGAGAAACGATAATGGCGCGAAAACCCAATGTCTACTGAAGTCTCCCTTTACATCGACCTTAATTAACAATTACCTGATTGTCATTTAAATTCATCTACATACACGCGTAATCACGGGTTTTCACGGTTATTAACTCCGCACAGTGAATCGAGCATAAACAGACCCGCGATTTCCCAGCCTAGACCGCATTTTCGGTCCGCGGTGTCCACGCTCCCGCTCGAACCACGAAACGAGGGGTTCGGTGCGTCATTTCGCGTCGCCCGGTAGTCGAGCCATCAGCGCCACACGTGGTGCCACGCGCGGCGTCCTGGCTGTGGACACCTTCGTCAAAATCGACCTCCAAAGGGTGCGCGGGCGCGGTGGGGGTGACCGCGCGGCCCGGGTGCTGGCCGCCGCCACGGTGCCGCCGCCGGCCGGGGCCGCCCGCCCGGGCGGCCTGCGGCACGGCCAACAGAAAGGCCGCCTTGCGGCGGCCTTGGGTGAGGGAATGCGGCGATGGCGGGCGGAATGCCGCCGGCCGTGGTGGCCCGCCTACGCGGCACCCTCGGCGGTGTCCACCACGTACGGCTTAAAGGACACGATCTGGTCCCCCAACCAATCGTTCAGCTCGGCAAACCTGGCCTGCAGCGGGGCGATCTCGTTGGCGAAGAACACCTTGCCGGCGCGAACCACATCCCCGAAACCGCCGTTGTTCGTGGGCACGATGCCAAGGACCTGCGGCGGCACGCGATGGGCGGCGAGCACGTCGTCGCGGGTGATGCTCTTGATGTTGAAGAAATCATCCTTAGCCGCGACCTCGCTGATCGGCATCAGCTGCAGCCCATCCTTCTTGCCGCCCGGGGCGTAGAGGAACATGTTCCTGAAGTTGCCTGGCCCTTTGCTTTCCTTCAGCGCGGTGCGCAGGTTGTCGATCTGCGCTTCGTCGGCCAGCGCATCCGTCATGTACAGGATATATCCGGCATGCGAGCCATTGAGGTAGTACTTCCTGCGGAAGAGCGTCCCTGCCTCATTGAGCAGCGCGCTCTGGATGGCCGGCAGGTACTCGGGAAGGCCATACATCTCCTGGTTGATGTCTGGCTCGGCGAGATGGAAGACACGTCCCTTGTCGAACTCGTGCGGCTCGACGGCCGGCTGCAGGTAGACGTAGGTGTCTTCCTTGGTGGAGCTCCGCCGGCACCACTTGGCGAGCGCAGGACGAAGCGGCATGCGGCGACCGAGCACGTTGAGCTGCTCTTCTATGTAGCAGTTGCCGAAAGTCAGGTAGTCCAGTGACCACTGAGCGAACGCCTGGCGAGACAGAAGCGGGTGCGGCACGAAGGTGGAGGCCAGCAGGTTGCGCTTGCAGTAGATCGCGCTCGCATGATGCGGTGACGCGCGAAAGACGCGTGCGAGCGCATCCATGTTGACCGGCGTCTCGTACCATCGGCCGTTGTTCCAGCTCTCGACGTAATCGAGCAGCTGACGGCCATCAAGCACCGGCGTCGGATCGCCGAAGGTGAAGGCTTGCATCTGGTTGGACGACTCGGCCATCAGAAAATCTCCATTACGCTGCTATTGCTCGCGGTTTGACCCTCGAGCGGTTCGTTGATGAGTGCGTGCATGCACGCCCACGCAAGGTCGGCATGGCCGATTTCTTCGCTTCGCCCGGACTCGAATGTCACCTGGCGACCCGACGCGGTAAGGGTCTTGCGTATCGCCATGAAGGATTGGGCGACGTCAGTACACCCCGCGTCAAACTCGAGGCGCCCGTTATTGATCACGTTGAGCGCTTTCATGACGAGAAGCGATTTGACTTCGGGGGAGTAGGTGAAGCGGCGTGCCAGCGGAAACCATTTCACGACGAGCTGGTACACGGCCGCGCCGACGCCGTTGGCGTCGATTCCGATGTAGGTAACGTTGTAACGGCGCGCAACATCGTGAATGAACTTGTCCTGCGCCTCGAAATCCTTGTTGGTGATGCGGTGGCGCTCGAGGATTCGGAACTTGCCGCCTGGCGTGCGCGGCGGTGCGATCACGACGAGGCCGGCCGAGTCCGTGCCGTCGCCCTTCGGGTCATAGCCGATCCATACCGGCGTGTAGCCGTAGGGGCGGGCATCTAGCGGCTTGAGCTCGTTCCACATCACCCAGCTGTCGACCATGCACACCTGCATCATGGCGAGCGAGAACAGGCTGTCGCCGTCGTCCATGAACATGCACATCAGAAGATTGTTGAACTCGTCGGGCGAGTACTCCGTGCGCAGCTCTTCGATGTCGAACAGGTCGCACCCACTTGCCGCGGCGTCTTCGATGGTGACGATCTGGCGCCAGACCTTGTCCGGCGACCGCAAGCCCGCGGACAAGTGCCCATGGCTAGTGTCGATCTCAAGGCGATCTTCCTTGGCGCGCCGACGGTTATAGCGATCGCCGGTCCAGTACGGATATGCCTGATGGCTCTTGGCGCTGGGCGTCGAGAAGTAGGTCTTGCGCCACTGCTTGTGCATCGCCATGCCGCTGGCGACCTTGTTGAGCTCTTCAAACTGGTAGGTCCAGAAGAACTCGTCAAAATAGAAGTTGCCGTGGTATCCCTGGGCCGTCCTGGCATTCATTCCCAGGAAGTACAGGTGGGCGCCGTTCGGGAGAACAATCGGATCGCCCTTGAGGTCGACGTCGCACGTTTCCAGAGCGAACTGCCGGATGTACTGCTTGAAGATGTGCGCCTGCGCCTTGCTCGCGCTGAGGAAGATCTGATTGCGGCCCGTTTCCACCGCATCGAGTAGCGCCTCGCGTGCGAAATACCAGGTCGCGCCGATCTGGCGCGACTTCAGGATCATGCGGGTGCGCTCGCTGCCGGCGTTGTACCAGCGGCGCTGATAGCCATAGAGCGAATCGAGGAAGCGCTGCCGAAGCTGCGCCACCTGCTCATCGGTGAATTCGTTACGCTTGGAGCGCCGCTTCGGACCGGCATTGCGCGCTTCGATCGCCGGATTCAGATCGCCCTCATGTCCGCCCGGCGCTTCGTAACGGCGGACGCGCGCGAAGCGTTCGACCTGGCGTCCGAGTAGATCAATTTCCTTGTAGTCGCTGCCGGTCTTCTTTTCCTTGAGCACGAGCGCGACATACCGCGCCTCGGTGGCGGTCTCCATGCGCTCGATGACCGGCGCGTCGTCCCACCGGTCGCGGTCTTTCCAGCTCTGCACCGTGGTGCGCGGTTCGCCGAGGTGCTCAGCGATGTCTGTCACCTGCCATCCCATCCAATACAGAGCCCGGGCGGAACGGCGGTTATCGATTTGCGGGGGCGGCATGAGCATGGACGGCATCGTCGCCGCGCCACGCATTACGTCGTGCGCCCTGTGCTGTGTACGGGTTGGTGGGTACACACGGCCCGCGTTGCTGGCACTTCGTGCCCTCCCGACGATGGCCGCGTCCTTCGCATCCACCCTTGGGAGCCACGTTCATGGCCAAGAGCAAATTCTTCCGCGTCGCCGTCGAGGGCGCTACCACCGATGGCCGCACCATCGAGCGCAGCTGGATCTCCGACATGGCCGCGAGCTATTCGCCGTCGACCTACGGCGCGCGGGTGAACCTCGAGCATTTCCGCGGCATCCTGCCGGATGGCCCATTCCGGGCCTACGGCGACGTCGCCGCGGCCAAGGCCGAAGAGATCATCGAGGGCGATCTGAAGGGCAAGCTCGCGCTCTACGTGCAGGTCGAGCCGACGCCTGACCTGGTCGAGATGGTGAAAAACAAGCAGAAGGTCTACACCAGCATCGAAGTCAACCCGAAGTTCGCCAACACCGGGCGCGCCTATCTGGTGGGCCTGGCCGTCACCGACAGCCCGGCCAGCCTGGGCACCGAAATGCTCACCTTCGCCGCCCAGCACCCCGATGCCAACCCGCTCGCTGGCCGCAAGCAGGCAAAGGACAACCTGTTCACCGCGGCCTCCGAGGCGGTCGCCATCGAATGGGAAGAAGAGGCGTCGGACAAGACGGTCGTCGAGCTCTTCAAGCAGATGCGCGAGCGCCTTTCGAAGCTGACCGGCAAGAGCCGCTCGCACGACGGCCAGTTCGCAGAGATCGGCGAGTCGCTGCAGGCCGTCACCGATGCCCTCGAGACGATCGAAAACAGGTACACGGCCGCCACGCAGGCGTTCAACGACAAGGTGCAGGCGCTGTTCGGACGAATCGACGTGATCGAGTCCAGTCGCAAACAGACCGCCGATGACCTGGCGGACGTCGTGCAGCAACTGTCCGCCGTTCCGGGCTTCACCAAGCGCCCGGCCAGCACCGGCGGCGGCAATACCCAGCTCACCAACTGCTGACCCGCGCTCGCAAGCCTTACGACGTCGACCGACACCGCCAATCCACGGAGCACACCATGCGCAATTCGACTCGCGCCCTGTTCAACACCTACCTCGCGCGTATCGCGCAGCTCAACGGCGTGCAGGACGCCACGACGAAGTTTTCGATCGAGCCGAGCGTCCAGCAGACGCTGGAGAACCAGATTCAGCTGTCGAGCGCCTTCCTTCAGCGAATCAACATGCCCGGCGTAACGGAAATGAAGGGCCAGAAGCTCAAGCTGGGCACCACCAGCACGATCGCCAGTCGTACGAATACCGACCTGCGGGAGCGCACGCCGGCGATCGCGCATGGCCTGAAGGATCAGGATTACGTCCTCGAAAAGACGAATTTCGACAACGCCGTCAAATACGCACAGCTCGATGCCTGGTCGCGGTTCCCCGACTTCCAGACGCGGATTCGCGACGCCATCATTCGTCAGCAGGCGCTGGACCGCATCATGATCGGCTGGAATGGCACGAGCGTGGCGGCCGATACCGATCGCGTCGCACACCCTCTGCTGCAGGACGTCAACATCGGCTGGCTGCAGCACATCCGCGAGGAAGCCCCGGCGCACTGGCTGAAGGAAGTGGTGCCCAACAGCGGCAAGGTAACGGTCGGCGCGGGCAAGGACTACGCCAACCTCGACGCCCTGGTGTTCGACGTCACCGAAGAGCTGATCGACGAGCCCTTCCGCGACAACCCCGACCTGGTGGTGATCTGCGGCCGCGGCCTGCTGCACGACAAGTACTTCAAGCTGGTCAACCAGGACCAGACGGCCCAGAACCAGCTGGCCAGCGACATCATCATCAGCCAGAAGCAAATCGGCGGTCTGCCGGCCGTGCGCGTCCCGTTCTTCCCCGTGGGCGCACTGCTGGTTACGACGCTGGACAACCTGTCGATCTACTACCAGGAAGGCTCGCGCCGCCGGCAGGTGAAGGACAAGCCCGAGCGCGACCAGATCGAGAACTACGAGTCCAGCAACGACGGCTACGTGGTCGAGAACTACGGCGCGGCGGCGTTCGTCGAGAACATCGTCCTCAGCTAACCAACAACCCCGACGAGAGCGCAAAGGCCCGGCCGGTGGTGTGCCACCGGCCGGACTCAGCGAACCGGAGAAATCCCATGAGCAGCCCCGCCCGCCGTTACCGCGAACGTACCCACGCCGCCATCACCGCGGCTGCCGATGCCGCTGCGCCGCAGGCCGTGGCCGATTCGGAGGGTTCCGCCCCATATCGACTCATGCGCGCCGCGCTTCTGGAAGACCAGCGCGTGCTGCATGGTATCCAGTCGATCGAGGGAAAGATCGAAGCGAAGCGGAAGCGGCTCCCGAGTTATGACGCTTGGGTTGCCGGTCGGCTGGATGCCGACGAGCCGGTTGCGGATGAGGTAGTTGCGACCGTGATGGTGTGGCGCATCGACACCGGCGACATCGACGGCGCGCTGCAGATTGCGCGCCACATGCTTCGGCACGAGCTGCCGCTGCCCGAGAAGTACAAGCGCGACCTCCCCACGCTGTTGGTGGAGGAGATCGCCGACCGAACCAACCGTCCCGATGGCGGCAGTGTGACGCCCGAGCAGTTGCTCGAGGTGGGGCAGCTTACCGCGGACAACGACATGCCCGACGAAGTGCGGGCCAAGCTTCACAAGGCCACGGGTCTGGCGCTGAAGGACAAGGCGCCGGCACAGGCCGTCGAACACCTGCAGCGTGCGCTGCAACTGAACCCGCGGAGCGGCGTGAAAGCCGATATCGCCAAGCTGCAGAAGCAGCTGACGCCCGCGACCTGAGCTCGCCCCGAGCGCCGCGGCGGCTCGGCGGGCACAGCCGGTCCTCTCTCCACCGCCTGTGACCCGCCGACCACCGCCGCACCTATTCCGAGGAACCGATGTCCGGATTCGTCGCTACCGCCCCTGCCAGCCCCGCTCAACCCCTTTCGTCCGGTGGCTGGTATCCGGACATCGATCCGACCGAAGCGCGCGCCGTCATGCGGCTGGATGGCACGGTGACCAATGACCGCCTTGTCGAATGCCTGTCGAATGCCATGTCGTCGGTGGAGGACGAACTCGACGAGTGGCAGCAGCAGCAGCGCGCCCTGGGACGGGAGCGCCTTGCCGACGTTCCCAGCAAAGCGATCAACGGCGTATCGCGCCTGATGATGCTGTACAAGCGCGCTGTGGTCGCCTACGCCCAGGCCGAACTGCTCGAGAAGTACCGCGAACTCGACACGACCGGCCGCGGCGATCGCCGCGCCGACGCGATGAACGAAACCGCCGAGGACTACCGCCGCAACGTGCGGTACGCCGTGCGCGACATCCTTGGCCGGCCGCGCGCGACGGTGGAGCTGATTTGATGCTGGTGCGCGCGCTCCAAGGTGAAACCCTCGATGCGCTCTGCTACCGCGCTCTCGGCCGCACCGAGGGCGTCACCGAGGCGGCGCTGGCCGCCAATCCGGGTCTGGCCGAACTCGGGCCGATCCTGCCGCAAGGGCAGCTGGTGGATCTGCCCGATGCCACCCAAGCCACGCTGACCGAAGCTGCAATGGTGCAGCTCTGGTCCTGACCCAGGGGAATACGATGGCCGAACCGACCTCCACCACCACCCTCGCCAGCCTCGCTGCCGGTGTCAGCGCCGCTACGCTGCTGCCCGGTATCGATGGCAACGCGATCATCGGCGCCTTTGCCGGCGCGGCGCTTGTCGCGCTGAACGCCAAGGACGTCGCTTGGCCGTCCCGCGTGATCTACCTGGTCATCAGCTGGATTGTCGGATACCTCGCGGCACCGGAGGTGGCGGCCCGCGCGGGTCTGCATCAAACCGGCGTGGCCGCCTTCTTGGCGTCCGCCTTCGCCATTGCCGTCACCGTCAATCTGCTCGAGCGCGTCAAGACCATCGACCTCAACAGCTGGTTGCGCCGCGGAGGCTCCTAATGGATCACCTGCTCGCTCTCCTGTACCTGCTGGCCAACGCCATCACCTGCACGCGGCTGCTGATCTACCGTCGCGACGGCGCGCGCTTCCGGCCGCTGGTGAGCATCGCCGCCTGGGTGCTGATCGCCAGCACCGGCGGCGGTGCGCTCGGCTTGCTGGTTGGGCTGTATCCGCCGTCCCATGTGCACCTGAGTGACCTCGGCATGGCCGTCGTGCTGTGCGTCCTCAGCCTCACTGCGCGCGGCGACGTCGCCGCCATCCTTCGGACCGACCATGACCCAAAGTCCTCCTACTCTGCGCGCGGGTGACCGCGGCGCCGACGTAACAACGCTTCAGCACCGCTTTGCCGCCGCCGGCCTCAAGATCGTTGCGGACGGCATGTACGGCCCCTCCACGGAGCGCGCCGTCAGGGATTGGCAGCGCGCCCACAACCTGGTGGCCGACGGCGTGGCTGGTCCGCGCACGCAGGCGTCACTGCTCGGCATCATCGACCCGCGCGCGCTCCGTCAGGAGGATATCGAGCGGGCCGCCGGCACGCTGGCCTGCGAGGTGGCAGCGCTCCAAGCGGTGATCGAGATCGAGAGCCCGAACGGCGGTTACCTGGCAGACGGCCGCCTGGTGATTCTGTTCGAGCGCCACGTCTTCTGGCGTCAGCTGGACGCCGCCGGCGTCGATCCGGCCGCGCTGGGCGCGCCCAGCAGCATCCTCAGCCGCGAACGCGGCGGGTACCTCGGCGGTGCCGCGGAGTACCAGCGCCTCGCGCTGGCCAGGACCTACGGCGTCGAGCCGGCGATGGAATCCTGCAGCTGGGGCCGCTTCCAGCTCATGGGACTGCATGCACAGCCCCTGGGTTACGCGAGCGCCAGTGCAATGGCCGCGGCATTTGCCGGCGGCGAGGCTGAGCAGCTGCGCGCCTTCGTCGCTTTCGTGCAGGCGGACGACGCGCTGCTGAAATCCCTTCGCGCGCGCAAATGGGCAGCGTTCGCTCGGGCCTACAACGGCCCCGCCTTTGCCGACAACCTGTACGACACGCGGCTCGCCAGAGCCTACATCAAGCATGCTGCTGCCACGGAGGCTGCGTGATGCCAGCCATTCTCCGTCAGCTGCTGCTCGGACTGGCGCTCGTCGGCGCCCTGGTCGCCTATTACCTGATCACCACGCATCGCATCAACGCCGCTGAGCAGGCCGCCTCAGTAGCACAGGCCAAAGTGAGTGCGCTTGACGACGAGCTGGCTGCGGCCAAGCGGACGGAGAAGATCGTCACGGTGTACGTCGATCGCGTCCAGGTCGTGCGTGAGCGCGGCGCCACTATCGTTCAGAGGATTCCCGTCTATGTCACGCCTCAGGCTGATGCTGCTTGCACCCTTCCTCGTGGCTTTGTGCGCGTGCACGACGCTGCCGCCGAAAGCGCCGAGGTGCCCGGCGCCTCCGGACCTGCTGATGCGCAGCCCAGCGGCATTGCGCTCTCTGCCGCCGCCGGGGTCATCGTCGGCAACTACACCACCTGCCATGCCATCACCGAGCAGCTGACCGCCCTGCAGGCCTGGGTGCGCGCTAACGGCGAGACCGCGCCGTGAAGAAGCCGGACAGCCTCCGCGACATGCTGGTGAGCTCCTGCCCGGATCTCCGGATCAACCCGGAGCGCCTGATCATGTTCATCGACGACGGCCGGCTGGTCTCGACGGCGGCGCAGGGCCT